TTTTTTACCACCCTATAAAAATAGATGTTAGTTTGTTCGTAGCCTCCACTAGTATATAGTATATCGTTTACCTTAATTATATTTTCCATTGTTCTTTCGAATTTATTTATACGTTTAGTTTTACTTAAGTTATGGGCAAATTGTTCTCGTTTCATATCTGCTCGAATCTATAGGTTTCGCCTTCTATCCTAATAGACTTTAGGCGGTCTGTCTTGATGGTTCTGTAGCCATTAGCATTCATGTCCCATACAATAATGTTGTGCGCCTTACGTCTGTCGTATTGCAGTCCTACACCCTTTAGGTCTTTCTGCACGCCAACTCTACAAGACATTGTACGTTCTGTTCCGTCAGCTTTGGTAAAACTAGCTGAAAAGATTTTGCCTGTTGATACTAGGCTGTCGATGATTTGAAATAGTAATTTGTTCATTGTGTTTTCCTTTTAATGTGTTAAACTGAGTGCAATATACAATCTCCATATGACATATCCTAATAAAATATAAAAAAAATCCCCCAGCAATTAACTAGAGGATATTTTCATCAGTTTATAGACTGACTAAGGAATCGTATTGTTCGACTAATACATTGGCTAATATACAAAAAAACCTCTAGCGCAAAAAGAACTAGAGGAGTTAATGCTAATCAAATGTTAAACTAACTAAACAAAAAAATTATAAACTTTACAATTCAAATATAATGAATAAATATTAGAAGTAACCAAACTTCTAGCTATTTTATTACATACATTCCCTTTGGATTGGTTCTAACTAACAAGTACTCAATAGCATACCTCATTGAATCCACGCCATGATTGTATTTATCTCGTGGCTTTACCCCTCTAATATCCCAGGTATAGTTATTGAATTCCTTGACAAGGTTCTCCCCCTCTAGGTTTATATTGTAGTCTTGCATCAAAGCTATACCCGTTGCAATTGATCCCTTCCGCTTAATAGTTCTAGTCACATTAAGTCCCCTAGTAGACAATTCAGCTGTGAGGCGTGGCTCAGAGTTGTCCATTACAATTAGCTCATTTCCGGCATACCTCTTACATAGCTCATATATATTAGAAGTCACTAGGCCCTTCTTGTAGAAGTGTTCCTTGACCCAAATTATTTTACTATGTTTCTCTACAGCCACCTCAGTTAAACAAGTTTCATCCCTGGAGAATCCTATGTCGAGACCGAAGCACCTCATTGGTATGTCGTAATTGAATTTACCCATTTGCCAATTCTGGAAAACAACTCCCTCTGCCTTCTGTAGCCATCCGCCTAGAATCTGGTGTTTATATTTATCTGGTCTACGTAGCTCCATATCCTCAACCTGATCAATAAATGATTGAGAAAGGTTCAGTATATTGTCTCTGTAATCAGTATGTATGTAGGTGACGTTATCACGAGTACCATTGAATCCATCCGGAATACCTCTGTTCTGAAAGAACCTTTGGTATATCCAATGCTCCTTTGTTGTAGGGTTTAGGATTAACAGGACTCTATTTTTAGCGTCCTTAGATCGTATTGAGTAGTCGATCCTATCAAAACTCTCCTCGTCAATAAGTTCCTCTGCTTCATCTAGTACAAATGTATTAATACCACTAATAGATTTAAGCTTTGCTGTTTGATCTCCAGAAGCTGTTTTGATACCAGAGAAATATATAAAACTACCAGTAGCCTTATTTCTTATATCATATTTAGTTACCTCAAAATTATCCTTTAACCCCATTAACTCAATCTTCTCTAGGAATTCAGGTATAATACTCATGGATGCAGAACTCATAGTATACCTTGTAAATAGTACACCATTATTCTTTTCATACGTAAGTAAATTAAGAAACACAGTTGCAGCAAATGACTTACCAGAACCACGTCCGCCTGTAATCACATAGTATCTGCTGTCACTATTCCACAGAGATTTGTATTTTGGATGTATACTTAACTTATTACTCATTTAGGTTTCTGAATTCACATTTATCCAGGGGTACATGATACATTGTATCTGACCCCGATCTTCTTGTTGAATTTATGTTCTTAATTATCTTATACTTATCATTAAATATATCCTTGCTATTGGCGAACACACACCACTCAGTCTCCCTACAAACTAGAAAGTACCAGAAAGGTTTATCGCCTTGGTACTTGTTTTTTCTAGCTAGGAATGAAACTGTATTAAACGGGAATGTTTCCCTGACTGTGAAATTAAGACCTCTCCTAACCTCAGCCTCAATATTGAATTGCTCGCCATCTTTGAAGGCAAACATATCTACCTTATAATCCTCTGGCTTATCCGGAACAGAAAACCCTCTACGACTTAAGAATTGAGCTATCTTGTCTATTCCAAATTGGTTACTCTCATTGTAACTATCCCTTCTGAATTGACTCGGCTTGGTCTTCATCTCTAGTTTCCTTTAGTATTCTCTCGATCACTTCGATCTTCTCTAGACATAGAACTACTATCATCTCTAGTCGCTCTATCTTGTTCTTCATTTGTATCAGTTTCGATTCTTTCATTTCTGGGCGTTATATCTATTGTTTTAGGTTGGGCGAAATCAATCACTGGTATATTAACTTTAGTGTTGATGTCAATCTGTTGCATTTCTTTTGGCTTACCGTATCTATAATTCATGAGATAATCCCAATGCTTTGATGATCCTCCTTTAGCCATCTTAGCAACTTCCACCCACATCTTTTCCTCACTACCAAATACTTTTTTTAGTGCTGATAGTGTTAGGCGAGTTATATCCTTGTTGGCAATTTTTTTAGGCCTACCCTGTCCTCTGTAGACACCTTTAACTGCACCATTGTTTTTTCTTCCGTCTACTTTTTTTGGCTGATCTTCTTCCATATCATCTTTGCGTATATATCATCATTAGCAATATAGCTGCGCCTATTATGTAAAACATATCTATTCTTCTATTAGTTCAAGTTCAGCTATAAATTTCTTAGCAGCAGAAATACTTCCCTTCTTTAGAATTAAACTCTTTAGATGCTGCAACCTTATATTAGCTTTGATGTACTTATCTCTGTATTCACCTGAATGCTCGACTTCATAATTAGCTCTCTCTAGCATAGACTTCAATTGAGTGTTATGACCTAGCAATTGTAGATAGCTCTTATTCTTAGATTGTACACTTTTAAGAGCCTTCTCCATTGGATTCACATCACTTAATACTGTATTGTATACTCTTACATATATCTTCTCTTCCCATAAATCTAAGTTACTAAACACATTCTTGATTGAATGCAGAACAGTAGCGTGATTCTGACCCAGCGTTCTACCTATTTGATCTAGGCTTAGGTTGGTAACCTCCCGGCATATTCCATAATACAATGCTCTAGCATAAACGTAATCTCTACGCCTTAAGTGCTTCCCATTATCTCTTCTATGGTCTAGGTTGATCTGTAGCTCTTGCTCTAATCTACTCCGTATTTCCTTCTCTATCATCATTTTTTTGTATTTTTTGATAATCCACGAATGCCTCTATAATTCCTTGGCAACATTCGTATTGTTCTGTTTCTTCGTAAAACCCCTTTAGCAGCCTTATATCTTCAGGCTCAAGTAGTCCACTAGTTAGTGAAATTAGTATGTCCTGATAACACTCCTCTTTATTGGCGTAAATCATAATACGCCTTCTGTGTAGAAGGGTTCAAAATGAGTCTGACCATTCTTAATTAATTCATAGTTTGCTATACCATCCTCTACAATTTGTTTACCACTTAAGTAAAACTGCTCAGAAACCGTATAGAATCCAAAATCACCAGTTGACTTATCTACAGCAATAAATACCCAATTACTATAGTCTATTCCAAATAATTCCGTGTATATATACACTTGAGCCGCATAACCAAACTTCCATGCATCACTCTTAAACCACTTAATGTTCTGGCATGTCTTAAGGTCAGCTATATAACCATCTCCTAGTATATCAGCCTTAGCACGAAAACAGTGACCATTGATAGTGCCGACCATTGGTACTTCTGGGGTGCTATGCTTTAGTATATGATCCACCTTAGAGCAAGATAAAAATATCTCTGCAATCTCCTCAACCTTATCTTTATCCTTCTTTAGAAAGACTCTATTGTTATCAGATAGAGCCTCTTTCCATTCCTTACCGGCCCTTTTAGCTGCGTCAACGAATACCTGTTCTTTATAGACGTGTGGCTCTAATACGTACCAATGAAACAATGAACCAAAATCAAACGCTGGATTGTGTTGACTTTCTCCACCTATACTTGCTAAGTACTTATTAGGGTCTTTAGCTAGAGTTTTAATCGAAGACGATGATAGGCTATTCTGTCCCATGTACCCAAAGTAGAATGAGTCGTCCTTCATTTTCTCAATAAGCTCATCTTCTTTCCAAGCTTTATCGTCTAGCGTAAATATCATACTACCACAAATTATTTTTAGTTAAGTAATCTGGATTCATCAACGGAATTACCCCTTGTCCCCAATAATATATCCAACCACAATATTTATCACTATCGGATTCATATTTGTTTTTTAGCTTATCCTGAAGCGTCTTAAGCTCGCACTTATCTTCTGAAAACCTCATACTAATCATAATCTATTCGTTATCGTAGTACCGCTCTGTAGGTTTAGGTAAGTACTTGTTATACTCTTCTTCTTCTAGCCATTTGTGGTAGACTCTAGCTTCTTCTCCTAGAATGTCCTCAAACTGTAATTTCTCGAATTGCTTTTTCGTTTGTCCCATGTTAAATTGCTTTTACCAAATATTTAATTATCTTTTCTACCGATTCAAGTAGTAGTGCTAGTGGTTTCTCTATAGATATATATAAGACCATTAATATAGTCTCAACAATATAAAAAAACAATAGCAGTAGGATTGCCATGGATAACTTGGGTACTTTTAAGATTGATCGTAGTAGTTTCATAATATTTATTCCTTTACCACAAATCTATACAATTTATTTGGAACTGACAAATATTATTTTAACGGAGAGAAATTGTCTGTCCATATTGCTTTGCAGACAGCGAAACGCTGGTCTCTATCTTCGTACTCACTAATCATCTTAGCGTTGTTCATACATCTAGCGTTGAAATCTTTCTTCTCTTCGTACTTCTTGGGTTGCATCTTAATTGGCATTATTCATTAGTTTTAGTAGTTTTTCGCAATATAGCGTAGCATCCATCATCTCTTCCTGTAGGTGTCTGATAAATGCAATTGTGTCTTCTTTAGACTCTTCTAGTGTTGTTCCGTATTTATTTATACCGACCTTACTTCTGTTGCTGTACTTACGTATAACATTCTCTACCACACTATCAACCTGCTCTGTTTTTATTGGCGAGCTGGATGAAGCGTTCTCAAAATATTTTGTTACTGAATCACTCATGTTATTGGTATTTGTCAAAGATTTGTTTCACTTTAGCTTGAATTCTATTGAATTTACATGGAGTACATCCTCCTGTAATAATCTCTCGTTCTTCCAGGATGCGATTGTGTATCTTAAATATTTGATTCTGATCATACACAGGAATGCTATTTCTACTCTTAGAAAACCACTCTGCTAGGTACTCATATTCTTCCTTAGTAAACCATTTTGGTTTCTTGTAGGGGAATACCTTATTAAGAGCGTCCCTGCGTTCACTGCAGCCACAATCTTCTTCAGTTATGTAGTCAACTATAGCTTTTATTCCAGTGGCCTTTGTTATTTTTTCTATCGTATCGCCAAACCCTTTAGATTCATTTTGGTGATTTTCTTTCCAATCACGATACTCTTTTGTGCGTTTGTCGCCTTTAAATTCTGTCATAGTCTTTATTATTATAATCTTCTATATCTTCACTAAACTCTTCTCTTATTTTGTTCTTACAGGCTTTAAGCGTGTTAAATATAGAGCTTAAGCTTATGGTTGTTGCTGCTGCAATTGAGCGCATACTCATTTGTCTGTCAAAGTGAATCTCCCATAGCTTCTTATCATACCAATACCAATGGTTAACCCTCTCACCTATTTTTTCCAGTATCTTATCCATGGCTGTTTCACGATCTATATCAAAATCATCT